ACAAGTAGAATAGGCTCCACGCCACGAGGTTCTGCTCGTGCTCTTCGTGATAGAAAAATTGATTCTTCATATGGCGCTACTTTTTACCCATGGGTTCAAACAAGAGATCAATCGACTGGACAACTAGTCTGGATCCCGCCATCTGTTGCGGTCTTAGGCGTTCTGGCAAGCTCAGAAGCTAAAACTGACGTGTGGTTTGCCCCAGCAGGGTTCAACCGCGGCGGAATTGGCGAAGGTGCAGCAGGCATACCAATCAGTAAAGTTAGCGAAAAACTTACTTCTAAAGATAGAGATATACTTTATGATTACAACATTAATCCGATTGCTTCGTTCCCAAGTTCAGGAATTGTATTATTTGGTCAGAAAACCTTACAAGAGCGTCAGTCAGCACTTGATAGAATCAATGTCAGAAGACTTGTAATTTACCTTAAAAAGCAAATTTCTATTTTGTCAACTCAAGTATTGTTCGAGCAAAACGTGCAAGCTACATGGAACCGCTTCAAGAGTCTTGCCGAGCCGTTCCTCGCTAATGTTAAAACTAGATTTGGTATCACAGATTATCGCTTAGTGTTGGACGAAACAACAACTACGCCAGATCTGATCGATCAGAACATTATGTACGCAAAAATTATGATCAAGCCGGCACGCGCGATCGAGTTTATAGCGATTGATTTCGTAATTCTTAACACAGGTGCTTCATTCGATGATTAATACCTCACCAGTATTTTTTAGACACTATTTAAAATATAAAAGGATAAACCCAAAATGTCAGTAAAAAGCTTCAAATTTGTTTCCCCCGGAGTTTTCATCAACGAGATTGATAACTCGTTTATACCAAAGACCGCCGATGCAATCGGACCTGTGGTAATTGGAAGATCCCGCCGCGGACTTGCTATGACCCCGGTTAAAGTAAAGTCATATTCTGATTTTGTAACACAGTTTGGTGAAACTGTCGCCGGCGGTGCTGGCGGAGATATTTACAGAAATGGTAATTATCAATCGCCAATGTACGGTACATACGCTGCTAAAGCTTTTCTCCGTTCAAATGTGGCTCCAGTAACATTTATTCGTTTGTTGGGACAAAACACCACAGAAGGGGCCGCAACTGGCACTGACGCTTCTGCTGCCGGCTGGAAAACACTCCGCGGCCCAGCCAATTGGGAAGAAGCCAACGGTGGAGCTTTTGGATTGTTCCTATTCCGCTCCGGTAGTTCGAAAGACATCGGAAAGGGTACCCACGCAGCAACATTTTATCTTAATAGTAATACTAAAGGCGCTATATTTCTAAGTGGCGCTGTTCCGCAAATGAATAATGCCTCTGCATGCGGAGCTAAAGGTGTTGGTGTTGTAATTCAAAGTGATACCAACGGGTTATTCAACCTTTATGTGTCTGGAACCAAAAATGAAGAGACAATATCATTTGGTTTTGATGATACACAAGAAACATTTATCAGAAAAAGGTTTAACACTAATCCCCAGCTCACCGGTGAAAGTGCTAGAAGTTTCTTTCCTGAAGCAGCACAAAAAGATTATTGGCTCGGTGAGTCTTATGAGCAGGCCCTAAGAAGAAGCGGACTTCATAGCAATGCAGTGCCAAAATTTGGTGTTCTTCTTCCCCTCGGCGCCCCCAATCCAGTTACTTTAGCAGCTGATAGAGATACCGATCCATCTTACTTGCTTAAGCAGCCTTCAAGAGAAGCTGTTGCTGGATGGTTCATCGGACAAGACCTCGGTAGCCCGGGCGCATTTGTCGGTGAGCAAATGCAGAAATTATTCCGCCTCAAAGGGCGTGGTCACGGAGAATGGTTACACAAGAATTGCAAAGTCTCAATTGAGAAAATTAGACAGTCTACATCTACCGAATCTCCATATGGAACATTTTCTGTTGTCATCAGAGACATTAACGATACAGACAATAGAGTCGTTGTTCTAGAAAGATTTGATAACTGCACGTTGAACCCACGTGCGCCAAGTTATATCGGACGAAAGATAGGTACGGAGTACAAAAAATGGGATTCCGTTTCGCGAAGATTAAAAACTTATGGCGACTACCCAAATAACTCAAACTTTATTTATGTTGAAATGAATGATGATGTTGAAGCCGGCTCAACCGCTTCTCCAACACTTTTGCCTTTCGGCTATTATGGACCACCAAAGCCGGCCAATGTCACTGCTGTCAACGGTACTGGCTCCGTGATTCTTGAGACCAGTTTCGTTTTGACTGCAACAGGAAGTCGTGTACCCGGCACATTCTTGTCTGGCACCAACAACGATACTCCGACTAGTAACCCCGGCGGAACAGTTGTGTTTTTCTCTGGTAATGTTGCGAATGACGAGACTGATTCAGTTTCTAGATGTCCGAATGATCCATTGCTGTGTGCTTTAACTGGTAACTTGACGTTTCCGTCTTCATCCATAAGAGTCAGCGCTTCTGACGGTGGACTTAGAGATTTAACTAATGCCTACTTCGGTTTTAGCACTACACGAGATCCAAGCTCTACAAGACCTGATGCCAGTGTGGCAGACTTCCACAGACTTCCATATTCTGGTTATGCCGACGACCCGACGTCACAAACGTTTAAAACTAGTGGAATCCAAGGTTGGTCGTATCTGTTTACTATGGATAACATTACCTTCTCTGGTTCTGCGTATTACTACTTATCTGGCTCGCGTAAGAATGGTGTATCAGCGACCAGTGGAACATATACAGACTTGTTGAATGCTGGATATAACAAATTTACCGCTCCTTTCTGGGGAGGCTTTGACGGATTTGATATTATGAAGCCTGATCCCACGTATAATGGCGGAATGACAGCTGCGTCTACAGAAGATAGTAACGCCATGTACCATACTTGGAGAAGAGCGATCGACACTGTCTCAGATGCGGAAGATTATGACATGAATGTGTTAGTCGCTCCCGGTCTGACTCAGGAAACACTAACAAGTCACATGGTTGATGTTTGCGAAGAGAGAGGTGATGCCATGGCCTTGATTGATCTTCCAAATGTGTATATTCCACCACACGAAGCTTTTTACGCTAACAAGAAAGATCGTTTAGGTACCACTGTTGATGGTGCAGCTAGACAGCTTAGCGACCGAAGAATTGATTCTTCATACGGCGCCACTTTTTACCCTTGGGTTCAGACACGCGATGAACAAACTGGTCAACTTGTTTGGATCCCACCAAGTGTTGCAGCTCTTGGAGTTCTTGGTACGTCTGAAGCCAAAACCGATGTATGGTTTGCCCCAGCCGGTTTCAACCGTGGTAGTATGACCCAAGGCGCCGCTGGAATTCCAATTGTTAATGTAACAGAGAGATTGACTTCTGATGATCGCGATGAGTTGTATGAATACAACATTAATCCGATTGCGTCATTCCCATCTAACGGAATTGTACTTTTCGGACAGAAAACTTTACAAGAACGCCAATCAGCCCTCGACAGAATTAATGTACGCCGTTTGGTTATTTACCTCAAGAAGCAAATTTCTGTTCTTTCAACACAAGTGCTGTTTGAACAAAACGTCCAAGCTACTTGGAACCGCTTTAAAGGGCTTGTGGAGCCATTCCTTTCGAATGTCAAAACAAGATTCGGAATTACTGATTATAGACTCATTCTTGATGAATCTACAACAACACCTGATTTAATCGATCAGAACATTTTATATGCCAAGATAATGATTAAACCAGCTAGAGCAATTGAATTCATAGCTATTGATTTCACTATTCTCAACACTGGGGCATCATTTGATGACTAAAAGAAAGGGGAAAACATTTTCCCCCACTATTTATTTTATAAACAGGAGAACTTAAACAATGCCATTTTGGTCAACAAACTTCGGTGAGGACGTAACACTCAAAGATCCGAAGAGAAATTTTAGATTTACCGTTGAATTCCAAGGAATTCAAGCTGAACAAGGGGGCGCCCTAGCTTGGTATGCCAAGAGCACCAACAAGCCGGCTTTTACCGTTGAAAACGTTGAGCATGCGTATTTAAACCACAAGTTTTATTACCCCGGCGCTGTTACGTGGAATACAGTAACAGTTGAAATGGTAGACCCTGTTAGTCCTGATGTTACAGCAACGTTCTCCGATATTTTAAGACTTTCTGGATATGCTCCACCAGCTAATGCTAATTCGCTTGGATCAATTTCTAAAGCGAAAGCCGCCGGCGCACTTGGTACAGTTATAATCACGCAAATTGATTCTGACGGCAAGCCGCTTGAGACTTGGACACTTTGGAATGCATTTGTTAAAGATTTCCAACTTGGTCAGCTTTCGTATGGTGACGATGATCTCACCACTGCAACTGTCGAGCTTATGTACGATTGGGCCCGCGTCGAGACCGCCAACCCCTCAGTCGCAGTAGCGGGTGGTGGAACAGAATTTTTTAATACATGATGACAATTTAATAAAACGAGAGGTGCACATTGTCTAGAAATCAAGACCGCCTAGGTGGCGTTCAACAACAAGATACTTCCCCGCCAGTTCAAGCAATGAATGAAGGGACGGGAGGTTTCTCATTTGTAATTCCCACGGAATTTGTGGAATTGCCTACAGGCGGCAGATATTACCCGCCCGGACACCCTCTTCACAATCAGTCTGCCATTGAAATTAAGCAGATGACCGCCAAAGAAGAGGATATGCTCACATCGAGAACACTGCTTAAAAAAGGTGTTGCACTCGATAGAGTTATTAGCAGTTTAATTGTAAACAAAGCAATTGACCCTGATTCA